AGCACACCAAGATTGATGCACCAGATCCAGAATTTCATATAACTCCTCCATGTTTGTTGCTCCTCCGGCTTCTCTGGTCGTCCAACACGGATGCCCGCTGTGTAGATTGTATAGTTCACAGCAAGGTCGCTTACAAGGGTCGCACAAGTCTCTGCGAGGCTAGGATCCTTATGATGACACTCCATGCAGATGCGGAACTCTCCCCTACGAGTCATGTCCAGTAGGTCAAGTTCCGACTCAACCGCAAGTTCATCCAAGCCTTCCATTTTACCAACGAAGACACCCACACAGGATGACACCGCTTGATGTTCAAACCCGGGTGACACCTGGATACATTTCGCGGCAAGCAGCATCTGCGTGTAGAGTCTTTTTATCGCATCGGGCTGGTAAAACTTTTCCATGCAGGTGTTCCTCAGCTCTTGGGCAGGGTAGTTCTTCACCCACTGAGACATGGCGAGGTGCAACGGAATGTGCCTCATTCCATTGCCCAGAGGCCATCTCCAGTTCTTTCCGGTCGACATGTATGCGGGCCGTGTAGTTTCCTCCACGTACCGAAGAAAAACTTCATCACTGGATACCTCAGCTACACCTGTAGCCTGGGCAACCTTACGCGCGAAGTAGTCTCGACGGTCCTGGATAACCTCACCACCTACGGTCTGGTTCCTCTTGACGGTTTCCACACAGATGGCCGACATTTCGTCGAACGTCAAATCCTTCTTGACCTCACGCCACACTGTCCCTTCCAACGTAAGCTGGTCAAACAGCATGCAAGTGCGGAAGGCTTCGGGGTCAGTCTCGAGGTGGGCTACAACCTTCGCAGAATCCAGCGATTTGCAACGAGTACCGTAAACATCTACCTCCTTCATGAAGTCGGGATGAACCTTCTGGCGAAACCTGAGCTTCACACGGCTATAGATAGCCTCCGGGTTGGTCAAGGATTCGAAACAAAACGTGTCCCTGTTCGAAGTCCAGATAATAACCTGAGCTTCAAACACCGCACTCGCCTTACCTGACAGATCTGCCATCAGAGGACGATATGGAACCCCGTTTGTGTGCCGGATGGTTTCCAGCACCTCAGGGTTAGGATTCGTGACTGTGTCCTTAGCAGCTCCGAAGTCATCACACACCAGGATCTTTGTACCATTCCTGTACCCG